AGAATCCAAAAAAATTTTGGACACTTGCTTGCGTGAATGTAACTAATTTTGGATATTGAGGGCATGGAAAATCCAAAATACCCAACCACGAAAGACCTCGACGAGGCAATCGGCTACTTTGTCGATGCAGGATTCATTCAAGAAATGACATCCGACAAGCAGTACTACACAAAGATCTTGCTACAGCACGCTGCAAATTTCAGCTCTGCTACCGCATCCAGAGCTCTGAAACAACACATCGAATTGCAGGACGCATGAACAAGAAGCCCAAACAAGCAGACAGGGTACTGTCTTACATGAGTAATTACGGGAGCATCACGGCCTTGCAAGCAATGCGGGACCTTGGCGTTTACCGTCTTGCCTCTCGCATCCATGAACTCCGAGAGCATGGCTTTGGCATTACAAGCGACAGTGTACTTGTACAAAACCGGTATGGCGACAAAAGCCGGATTGCGCGTTACACCTTAAATGAGCACAATGAACGATAAGCAATACAACGGATGGAGCAACTACGCCACATGGCGTGTGCAACTTGAGATCTTCGACGGCTTGGAGCTCTCGGACATCACGAACCTCGAAGCTGACGACATTACTGCCTATGAACTTGGCAAGGAATGCGAGGCGTGGGTGGACAGTCACCTGTTTGAGGTGTACGAGGGACAGGTGAACACGCTCGTAATTGACTATGCACAAGCCTTTTTGGACTATGTGAATTGGACAGAGATTGCCCAAAGCCTTTTGGACGAATAACAAAAAACCTATATTTTTAGCAGATGGAAAAACCCAACAAAGACGTACACGCGAAGATGCTCGCGAGTGCAGAGTGGAACATCAAGTACCACACCGAAAAGCTTGCAGAAGCTCAAATGCAAAAGCAGATTCTGACAAGCGTTTACCAACCTGAAAACCAAGACGATGAGCAAGAAGGACATACTGCGTGACATTGAACAGCAGATAAAAGCTGACGAGCAAGGGGCCGCGTTGCGTGCTGAATTGCAAGACCTCGGCAGACAAGTAAGCGAAGACCTACACGACTTTGAGCGTGCCTTGCACGACTTCAAAAAGCAGGTGGCTGAGGCCTTCGGTGGTGTTTACGAAAGATCCTACAAGCAATGAGCACATTTGACTGCTATTGGAGCGAGGAAGCATGGAGACAATACAACGACCCCATGTACCAAGACAGGCTACCCCGGTACGGACTTGTGACTAAATGGCCTGAAGATGGAGAAAGCGTGACCCATGCCAAGGTGAATGGCGAGAGCTACTATTGGCGTTCACCACGGGCTTTCAGCAACTTTGTCGGTGCAAAAGAAAAGCACGGCAAGGAGATAACGGACGTACGATGGATTGGCAAAAACGACTGCTTTTACGCGGCTATGGTTGCCTACATCGCGGGTGATCTTGCTATGCAGGACATCCCTGACAATTACAAAGAAACCTTTTCAAAACTCTATACCCTTAAAATATGACACAGGGAATATTACAACACTTGCAGAGCAATGGCTCTTTTGACACACAATACGGCAAGCTCTACTCTTGGGAAGCAGGGGTAGGCCCGGCTGATGGCTCCGGCACCCCCATCGTTGCGGGACTCGTCAACACAAAGACGGAAGCTCCACCGTACAAATTGGGCGATACGGTGTGGTGGCAAGAGAACGGGCACACGGTTCGTGGTGACAAAAAGCTGAAGATCAGCAGTAAGCCACCACAGCAGATGCAAGGACGTCCAACGTCAGGAAATGACGACAGGCAGAAGAGCATCGTGACGCAGTTTGCTTTACGTGAGGCTCTTGCTTACTTGCAGTTCACTTGCCAACGTCCGGACGAGCTTACGATGCGTGACGTGGCGGCTCATGCTCGGCACTACTTGGCTATGGTCGAAGACCTCGACGGGTACATTGACAAGAGCAAGGATGCAACCAAGGGAGACGATTTACCTTTTTGACATGGAGGACCTTAAGCACTTTATTCGCAAGCACTACGGCACACAAAAGCAGTGTGCTAAGGAGCTCGGCGTTACGTCCAACACGGTCAGCAATTGGCTTCACAAAAACCCAAGCGGTATGCTGAAGCACATGCGTCAGATCGTACAGGACAAGAACACAACACCGACAGAGCTCATGAGCGAGGTGTACTATCACGAAGGCACACTGAAGCGTGAGTGACAAGCTTTACACACCCGATGAGGTGCAAGAAATTGCATATTTGAGGTTGGCTCGGAAACAAGCTTTGTGGGACCACTACATGGCAAAGACGGAGAAAGGCAAGCAGACAGCTTTAAAGAACATTCGCAAAGCTTCACATCGGCTCTACGAATTGACACAGCACCCTGCTTACAGTTGGTCAGCGAGATGACTCGCGACCTTGCTTTCAATGTCACACTTGCAAAGGCCTACGGGGTGGATGGGGCGGTACTGCTCCACCACCTCGCCTTTTGGGTGTACAGAAATGAGGTGAACGACAGAAACTTTCACGACGAGACGTATTGGACATACAACTCACACAAGGCCTATGCTGAACTTTTTCCCATGTGGAACACAGCTAAGATTAAACGCATACTGCGTAGGCTCGAAGAGCAGGGGGCTATACGTGTGGGGAACTTCAACAAAGCGAAGTTCGACAGGACTAATTGGTACACAATTACGGATGCGGTCCGAAAGGTGTACACTGCTGAGGACAGTTGTGGCTCTTCCATGGGACAAAATCGTCCCACGATAGGTGCAAAACCGTCCGAGCAATACCAAGTAACTAAACAGGTAACTAACTCAGGTGACTACTCAGACGAGGAGTTGCAGGAGGTTGTGCCTGAATTTAAGAACATCGAGACGTGGCGAAACTACGTCCAACACCGCAAGGAGATCGGCAAGAAGCTAACACCACTTGCATACAAGAAGGCTTTGGCAAAGGTGGTGAGGCTGTCAAATGGTTCCGCGCAAAAATTTGATGACATCTGCAACAACAGCATAAGCAATGGATGGACAGGGCTCTTTGATACTAAGGACAAAAGACGGGGCTTTGACCCCGCACAATTCAAAACTGACAAGCTCGTCGATTGGGCTTCTAACGGGTCAACGGGTTAAGCTTACACCTGCCTTGGCGTGGAGCGATGGGACGAACATGCACTATTGCCTTAGGGTGGCAGAGAAAGAAACGAAGCTGTGGATGCTGAAAGAGGTGGGGGCACTTATTCGAGAGGTGGATGCAAACAAGACCTTGCGTGACAGTGATGAATTGACGGCATGTTGCGAAGCAATCATTGAAGAGCATCCCACACTCAAGCTTGAAGAAATGGTGCAATGTTTCACGATGATCAAACGAGGCAAGCTGTTGCCGAGAATGTACGAGAGGCTCAAGACAAAGGACATACTCGATGCATTGAGGCAATACGAAGGTGAGGTGCGTGCAGAAATGATGGAGAGAAAGCACCAAGCAACTAAGATTGACCCACATAAACGGACATCAGACGGGCAAACGGTTCGCGATTTTTTACATTTGACAGAGCAAGATCTTTTGCAAATAGAAAAAACAACACGTGACCCTCGGCCTACTGACAGCAATAGCGACAATTAGCTTCATACAGATTGGGGCTGAATACCATATCGCAGAACACGTTCGACTCTTTGACATCAGCGTGCTGATTTTGTCGCTCCTTGCAATATGGTTTTGCTTTGGGTAAGCGTGGCAAATCGACTCCAAGGAGCAAGCTGATTGCCAAACTCGACAGGGCATTTAGCAGATACATACGGCAGAAAGATGCGGACCATGCGGGTTACGTCGATTGCTACACCTGTGGCAAAACGAAGCATTGGACAGAGGTGGATGCAGGGCACTTTCAAACGAGAGCAAAGTACAGTACTCGATGGGACGAGGAGAACGTCAAGCCGCAATGCAAGCACTGCAATATGCGTAATGGCGGTCACCAATACGAGTTTGGGCTACATCTTGACCGGGAATACGGGGCAGGCAAGGCTGACGAAGTGATCCGCAGGAGCAACGACATCCGCAAGTTCAGCAATCACGAGTTGGAGGTGTTGGCTCAACACTACACTCGCCTTGCAAACAAATACAAATAGGCTTATATTTTGACCCGTGCTAACAGCATGGATTGAAGACAATTACGACGTAATCCGCGACATCGCTCGTGTGATTGCCAAAGGCAGGCAACCGGACAGCGATGACTTGGCTCACGAGGTGGTGCTCGCTATGCTCGAAGCGGACCGAGCCAAGATGGATGCAATCGCAGAAAGTGGTGGCATGCGGTATTGGACGGTGCGACTTTGCCTGAACAACTATCGCTCATCCACGTCTCGCTATCACTACAAGTACCGTAAGCCCAAGGAACGACACCGCAAGGCGGCAGAGCACATTGCTTTTGTGGCTCACGATTCGCAGGAATACAAGTACCGACAAGAGGATCTGCTTGCATTCGTAGATGAATGCCTACAATCTTTGCCGTGGTTTGAGGCAAACGTATTTGCTATTTACTTCATGGAAAAGCATTCGCTGTCGACGTTGGCAGAGGCTACGAAGATCAATCGCAATACGCTGTACAAGGCAATACGACAAACATCCGATTACATAAAACATGAGTACAAAAAGCAAGGGGCTTGGTGACACGGTTGCCAAGATCACGAAGGCGACAGGCATAGACAAGCTTGTGCACAAGGTGGTGGGCGAGGACTGTGGATGCGACAAAAGACAGGAGGCACTTAACAAGATGGTGCCGTACGGCCCGTACTTGTGTGCAGAAGATGCCGAAACCTTCCGGGATGAGATACTCCCCAAAGCAAGGAGCGGGGCGCTTGACAAGGCTACAAGCATGCAATTCATAAACATATTCAACCGGACGTTCAATACGAACGAACAACCCACGTCCTGCAGTTCTTGCGGGCAAAAGCTTTTTCAGAAACTCAAAAAAATCTACGATGAGCAGTACACATCAAATTGAGACATTACCCATCTCGCAAATCAATCCCAACCCGGAGAACCCAAGAAGCATCAGCAAGCTGATGTTCGAAAAGCTCAAGAAAAGCTTGCAGGACTTTCCGGAGATGCTTTACAAGCGTCCGCTTGTGGTTGACGAAGACAACACGGTGCTTGGAGGCAACATGCGGCTCATGGTGCTCAAAGAACTCAATTACCGCGAGGTGCCTGTCATTCGGGCAGAGGGATGGACAGAGAAGCAAAAGCAAGAGTTTGTGGTGAAAGACAACGTGGCTTTCGGCGAATGGGATTGGGACGTACTTGCTAATGAATGGGACGTTGACAGCTTAGACGAATGGGGGGTTGCTTTACCTGTGATCAACGAGAAACTTGAACCGGTGGGCAATGAAGAGCCGGAGATCAAAGTCACCGAGGAGATACTCGAAGAGCACAACTACATCGTGTTCACATTCGACAACCAACTCGATTGGCAAGTGGCAAAGGAAATGTTTGACATCGGGACGGTGGCAAAGCCGGGGTTCACGGACACGTACATGCAGAAAGGTGTGGGACGGGTTCGCAAGGGCACGGAGTTGATTGAAAAGCTCAACAAGCGATGAGCTACAAAGTATACATACCCTCGAAAGGCAGGGCAGGCAAGGTCACAACACACAAGCTCTTTCCCAACTCGGCTATCGTTTGCCCTGAAAGCGAGGTGGCTGAATATGAGGAGCACCACGATGAGGTGTTGGGCGTACCTGATTCGGTGAAAGGCATCACGCAGACACGGAACTGGATACTCGAAAATGCACCCGAGGAGTGGCACGTGCAAGTGGATGACGACGCGCTCTCTTTTCACGTTTTTGAGAAAGGGGAGATGCGGACATTCATTAATCCGGATCACATCCATGAGGTGGTGCAGAACCAATTTGAGCTGTGTGACGAATGGGGGCTAAAACTGTGGGGGTTCGCTCTCGCGGCTGACTACAAATTTTACCGGGAGTACTCGCCTTTTTCGACTCAGGGCATTGTTGTGGCAAACATCTACGGTGTTATCAAAAACCCGTTGCGGTTCGACGAAAGGCTCAAGGTCAAAGAGGATTACGACTACTCCATGCAACACATCGCAAAGTACGGTGGTGCTCTTCGCTTCATGAAGTATGGCATAGACGTGGTGCACCTGACTAACCAAGGGGGGTGCGTGTCTTACAGGACAAAAGAGACAGAAACGGAGGCATACAACATCTTGCTCAAGAAATGGGGGCGCAAGGTGGTGAAGCTTCAGAACAACAAGAACTTCGTCAAAATGAGAAGCCCCCGCAAAGGCATCTAACATGGGACGCAAAACCGAACAAACCGAACAGGTAAAAAAAGAGGTGCTACAAGCATTGGAGCAGACCTTGGGCATCGTGACTCCGGCATGCAAAATGGTTGGTGTTGGCAGGACGACATTCTACCAATGGCTCAAAGACGACGATGACTTCAGGGCTAAGGTCACGGAGCTTCACAATCACACGCTCGACTTTGTGGAAAGCAAACTGCACAAGGCTATCAGGGACGACAACCTTACAGCAGTCATTTTCTACCTCAAGACACGAGGCAAGGAACGGGGCTACCAAGAGAATCAAAGCATCACCTTTGAAGAGCCACCCACGACATTTTCGTGGTTTGAAAATTGAGGCAACCTGCGACATACTATCACAGCAAGGCATCGCAAGCTCGTGTGCAAGTGCATCAGGGGGGTACCCGATCGGGCAAGACATACTCCATCTGCACTCTGCTCATTGAATGGGCATGCACACATCCAAGGGCAGGTGCTGTGGTGACGATAGTTCGCAAGACATACCCATCGCTTCGGGCTTCAGTGATGCGGGACTTTTTTGAAATACTCGAACGAGAAGGGCTGTACAAGCCGGAGAAGCACAACAAATCCGACAGTACGTACCGACTGTTTGGCAACCTCTTTGAATTTATCAGCGTCGACCAACCACAAAAGATTCGAGGACGGAAGCGGACCATCTGCTTCATCAACGAAGCGAATGAATTGACGTACGAAGATTGGCAACAGTTGATACTCCGGACAACAGGGCGCATGATCATTGACTACAACCCGTCTGACACTTTCAGTTGGATTTACGATTACGTCATTCCGAGGGACGATGCTGACTTCTTTCAGACGACGTACAAAGACAACCCCTACCTCGGAGCAGAGACGGTTGCAGAGATCGAAAGGCTTCAGGAAACGGACGAGAACTATTGGCGCGTCTACGGGCTTGGGGAGCGAGGCATAAACACGGCAAGCGTATTCCCGTCATGGACTGTGGCAGAGGTGCCGGACAATGCAAAGCTCGTTGGCTACGGCATGGAT